ACAGCCGCATACGGGACATGGACGAAGGAAAGAAGAAGTTCCTGGTAAAACTCCAATATATGTTGACGTAGAAGAAATGCATTATTCTTTGGATGATGAAGATGAATTTGAAATAGTAGAACCTATTATTGCTTTCTTTGTTCACTTAGATAAGAATATTGACAAATTGTTTAAGGCCATCACCGATGTACTTCAAACATTGGATGTTCAATATGGTAACAAAACAGTAGAAGGACAAAGCCAAATTAACGATATCGTACAAATGGCTGATGATGTAGCTGAATTTGTAAAAGGAAAGACTGGTGGAGTTACATATGATGACTCCGCAGCCTTCCGCTCAAGTATATCATCACCAAGAACTTATCGTGAAAAACTACTTCAGGCATTAAAAAGAGCAAATTACGTTCTTGCTAAATTAACATCTCCAGGAGATCAATCATATATTTCAATGTTTACAGGTATTGAAACTCAATATCCTTTAAGAATGAACGATTCAGAAAGATTCAAAAAGATCATTACCATGTTGCAACGCGATCATGCGGAGATGAATACATATTGGAAAGATCTAACACCAGAAGATCTCGAAAAGCCTTTAGAACAAGAAGAAGAGCCACATAAACCAGCAGATGATAGAGATGATGGTTGGCAACCAGGAATGCCAGTGACAGAATCGTTGGTTAATAAATTAAGAAGGTATTTGGATGAGCAGACAAAAGTAGATCCAAAACTTGTAAGAAATAAAATAGGAAACAAGACAAGTGGAGCTTTTCGATATGGACCAACATTTGTCTCCGGCGCCCCCGCCGGCGAAACAGCTATGCAGATGACCCGAGGTAATGAATATAGAAGAAAATTGATAGCACAAAAATATGACGTAGCGCCAGAGCATGTTCAGATTGAGCCCGCACGCGGAGATAAAAAAATTACTTATAGAGTTTCTGGTCAAAAAGGGTATTTTTCAAATCCTGAAAAATATCGCCGCCAAACAACTAAAGGGTATATGCCTGTTAAATCTTCTGGAGAATATGAATTCACTCCCGAACAGTGGAAAGAATATACTGGAATAAGACCTCACATGAAAAAAATGCACGACTGGCATACAAAAACCAAACTTTCTCCTCAACAAATTGCTAAAGTTGCCGGCTTGAAAGGAAAAAACATTCAAACGAAAAGTCGATTTGTACAAACAAGTGGCGCAGGAGGTACAAAACCAGTAAAAGATGGAACTCTTCCTATAAAAGAAGAATCACTATCTGAAATGTTAACAAGGTATTTGGATGAAAATAAATAATCCTCGCTTAAAGAAGACTATTGCTTTTGTAAAAGAATATCGTCATCTTATTTTTATGTATGTTATATATGCACTGGCATTAACTTTTATATTTTCACAAAATGGCTGTGTATAATTTTTTTACTTGACTTATTTAAAAATGTAAGTATACTGTATTTGTGAAGTTAAGTTATGAAACAAAAGATAAATTAACAAAAATCGGTTTTGTATTAATGTTAATCTTATTTGTTTTAGGTGTAGGCTACTCTTATGTAAGATGTCAAACCACGTTCGTGGAGATTGTAATAAGTGATACACCAAAAAATCTAGAAGAATCAATTAAAGCAAAAACGAATTAAATCCATTCACTAGTTACGATTAAGATGGATGATTTACTCGAACAGTTAAAAAAAGAGAACAGAGATTTAAGAAATGAAATTATTATGTTAAAAAATCTCGTCAAATCACTTAAAATGCAACTTAGTGAAAGCAATTCTGATTTAATAGTAGAAAAAGCAAACAAAAGAGGAAGACCATGACAGACAAAGAAATATCGCAAGGACACCCATGGACTGACGCCGGGTTCTTTAGCACTTACGAATTAGCAAAAGAGAAGGTTGCAAAAATAAACAGTAATGAACTTCAAACAAAGATTCGTAGAAGAGCAAACGGGTCATTTCTTGTGAAATATCGAAAAGATCCAGCTCTTATTAAAGAGGAGACTAAAAATGTCAAAAAAAGTGGAAAATCTCGTAAAGGAAATACAGTCAAACGAGAACCTAAATTCGATGCGTCAAGTATTTGAGCGCTATCCTTACTTGGGTGAATTATATTATAAAGAATTACAAGGCGAGAATGTTGATCTTACTGAATTCAACAATCAGCTTAAAGAAAAGAAAAATTTATTATTGGGGTAAAAAATGAGTGCAATGTCAATATTTAATGCTGTTAAACAAAAGTTTAAAGCACAAGAAGCAGAAGCTATAGCTACTCTTGACATATATGTTAACAACTCCGTAGGTGTCGGAGATCATTCAAAAATTATTGATGAAGTTGCTAATCAAATTAGACTTTTATCTGAAGCTAGAGAATGTCTAGCAACTTTAGAAAATACTTCGTCTGAACCAGACCCTACTCAATAAAAGAAAATTTGGAAGCTTCTTTTGGAGTAGAAAGAAAAAGCTTTAACTGTTCATATGTGGCTGAGAAAGACACATGATGAAAATTTTTGTGTACAGAGTGCACCATTCCTACCAAATCACCATTGACATCAACAATAGGTGATCCTGAAGATCCGGGATAAACAGGAATAGTGTACATGGCATATACTCCGAAATAGACACCAGAGTAATTTCCTGTGAATAAAGGTACAACACCTGGACTAAACACTCCTGCAGGAGCCGCATAATTATAATATTCATTATCTTTTTCTGGCGGTACGGCACTTAAAGAAATGGTAGGTAATTTCAAATCTTTGTCTTTACCTTTTAATAAGCACAAGTCTGCAGAAGCTTCTTGTTTTACTACTTCTAGTTTATGTCTAGCGCCACTAGCATCGACTGCTGTTATATTAATGTTTGGTGTAAACCCATTTGCAATTGCAGGACCTGTGAGGTCGCTATAATCACAAACGTGATCAGCAGTTAAGACATGAACCTTACCATTATACATAACACCTGCACCGGATGCAACAGATCCACCTTTAAAAGAATGACATTGACCGTCGATGCATTTTACTAGTACAATGGATACATCCATTTTAACAAATGTCTTTTTTACTTCACGAACTGATTTAGATGTAGTATTATG